TGAAATCAATGCCGTTGCCGTCTAATGAAGTTTTGTTCAGCGTTCTGGTGCTTACCATTCCTAGCAGGGTGGAGAAGTATTGGATGCCACTTTATGCCCACTTGGAGAAGCAAATCTGTGACACAAAGGCAAAGGTAGAAGTACTGACCCTAGCCGACAACAAAGCAATGACAATTGGCGAAAAGCGTCAATCCTTGCTTGATATTTCCCGTGGTAGATGGATAGGATTCCTTGATGATGATGATTGGGTTTCCGATGACTACATTTCGTCTTTGGCAAAGGCTATGGAGGAAAAGCCAGCCGATGTCATTACATTTGATCAAGATTGCACGGTGAATGCCGACAAGTTCAAAGTGAACTTCAGGATTGGGAATCCCCATGAGCCGTATGTTCCCAACTCAGGAAAGGAACTGATAAAGAGACCCCCGTATCATATGTGTCTTTGGCATAAAAAGATTGCAAAGAATGTCAAGTTTCGCTCTTCTTCGTATGGCGAAGATCTTGATTGGATTTCCCGAATGATGCCCTATGTCACTTCAGAGACACACCTAGATAAAGTGCTGCATCATTACAGATACAGCGACGCAACATCGGAAAGTATTCAATATGCTAGAGGGTGATTGATTATGCAAAAAGCAGCAATTGTATATCTGACTAGACAACGAGATTTGTGGATGTTTGTCCATAGTTTGAAGTTACTGTATAAGAACTTTAACAATCAATACAATTATCCTGTAGTCGTATTTCATGACGATGTGCAGCAGACCCAAGTATCAGCAGTTTTGATGGAAATGAACAACTACTTGGGAAGAATACCTAACCTAAAGTTTGAAAGATTGAACTTGGATGTACCAGAGAAAGTGTCTAAAGATATTTCAAAATATGACCATCCAGATGGTCATCCCATTTCCTTAAACCACTTCTCATTTGGTTACCGAAGTATGTGCAGATTCTTTTCTGGTTTGGTGATGAATCATACAGAAATGAAGCCATACAAGTATTACATGAGGATGGATTCAGATTCATTCATGCTGTCTCCTATAGAGATTGACCCTTTTGAATACATGAGCAAGTATGGGTTTGAATACTCAGATGCCTCATGTACAGATTTTCAAGTTAAAGGATCGGACTCTTGGAAATATGCCGGTAAAGAGGTAATCTGGGCTAGAGAGGGTCTTTGGGAAGCAACCAAAGAGTTCATGAACATCAATTCTCACCGAATCAAAGACCCAATAGTGGAGTATGAGGGAGAATTGTTCAACACAAATATGGAAATCGTAGATATGGATTTCTTCAGAGGTAATGATTATCAAGATTACTTCAAGTATTTGGATTCAACAGGAAATATTTACTACAAGAGATGGGGTGATGCTCCTATTCGTTGGCTTGGTGTCAGACTATTCATGGATCCGTCAAAGGTCTTTTGGGGTAAAAATGTATTGAAGTTTTGTTATCAACACGGTTCGCTTATAAACGGCATGCAATACGCAGATGCAGAAAGCATAAGCCTACTACCACAGATTTTCAAGAACTGTTTCATGAAGACAAAGCAGGAACAAGATGCACTTACTTCTTAAGTACCCAACCCGCCATCGCCCAACCAAGTTTATGAACAACTTGAATGCTTACCTTAATTTGGCATCAGGAAAGCATAAGATTACGGTAGTTGTAACTATGGATATAGATGACTCGTCCATGAACAACAATCCTTTGCGATATTACATGAACAGCAAGATCAAGCCTGATGTTGATGTCACTTTTTCTTACGGTAACAGCGAAGGAAAGATTGCTGCTATTAATCGTATGGTTCCAACAACGGATTGGGATATAATTATCTCTACCGCAGATGACATGGAACCAGTTGAAGACGGATGGGATGACATCATTGTTCAGGACATGATGCGTGAGTTTCCTGATCTAAATGGTGCATTGAACTACAACAATGACCCTCGCCTTGAGGCAAAGGGCGCAGAGGGATTCAAGACACTCATCACTCTGCCCGTGATTGGGCGCAAGTTGTATGACCGCTTTGGCTACATCTATCATCCTGCCTACAAGTCAGAATGGTGTGACAATGAACAGACCGAGGTCTTTGAAGCAATAGGTGCTTTGAGGCACATTGACCGTCGCCCAATTGTTCATAAGTGGGCAGAGAATCAAGATGCTCTGATGCAGCGCAACATGCAAATTGGAATGGGGGTTGATCGAGACACTTATAGGAAGCGAAAGGCATTGGGGTTTGATGGGGTGATCCAAAGCACCGTCAAGTCCGACAAGATCGTTCAGATTGTCCGAACAAGGGATGAACTATATTTGATCAAAGAAATGCTACCCATATGGCAGAGATATGCGGATGCATTTATTTTCATGGACGATTGCTCGGTAGATGGAACCTATGAGTTCTTAACAGAAAACGCTGCCCAATACAACATCCTAAAAGTGATTCGTATTGACAGAGTAGACGGCGAGGAACTACCAATAGAATCTAACTATCGTCAACAACTGTTTGATGAGGCATTCAAGTATTCGGGAAAGATCATTTGTCTTGACTGTGATGAATACCTTGATGGCACAATGACAAAGCAGCAACTGAAAAATTTGCTTGACGAAAATCCAGATACCTTGTTCTATTCTTTTTGGGTGCAATATACGGGAAAGAACGAAGCGAGAGTGGACGGAAAGTGGGCATCGCACCCAGTGGACAGAGTAGGTTCGTACACAGAACGCGCTTTGTTCAAGTACAAGCAGATGCATGCAGAACACCTACCAATGCCGTCAAAGCATATATCTGTGAACTTTCCGCATCTGTTTGTTGCTCATTTGCAATGGCTGGACAAGAAATATGTAGCAACAAAGCAGTACTACTACAAGATTGAGGACTATGTAAATCGCCTCAAGTTCAATGCTGATGTTGTTCCTACGGTCGAATACGATAAGTCTGTAAATTGGGATGCTTGGAAGTGCGTAACCCTTCAATTCCCATTGAAGATTCGCGCCAACATTTATGCAGATCAGGACATAACCAAAACGCACAAGTATAAGTTTATGAAAGAGCAGATCAAGAAGCATAGTATTCCTAATCTAAATGATTGGGGAATGGGTATTCATCAGCAATTTCTAGCAGAGAACTGATCAATGCGTGTATTGATAACTGGTGGTAATGGATTTTTGGGGTCGGGTACAGCCCGAGAGTTGTTAAAAAGAGGACACGACATATGCATTCTTTCGAGAAACAATGACAATATCCAAGACATGCTTGGAAGAGTTACCTTTGCAAGATTGACAGACGATCTTTCTTGTATGAAGAAATCAATTTTGGAGTTTTCTCCAGATGCAATTGTTGATTATGCTTGGAGCGGTGGAAATAGTTACAAAGACATCAACAGCACAGAGCAATTTTATTCTAATATCCCAAGAGGATTGTGTCTGTTGGAGACTCTAAACACGATGTCCAAAAAACCATCATACATGGGGGTCGGTACATTCGCAGAATACGGAATGATACACAGTCGCGCAGTAGAGACACAGATTGAAACTCCTCAATCTTTTTACGGATTGTCAAAAGTGACCATGAAGAATGTGTCAAGTATGTTCTGCAAGCAGAATCAAATTGCTTGGTCTTGGGTGCGACCATGTTACACATATGGTCCGAGAGATGTTCGTACTCGCTTGATACCTACTGTAATCAGAAGTTTGCTGTTGCAGAAGCAATTAGTTCTTAACAGTTGCCGAAGCACGGTAGACTACCTGTACATAGATGATTTTTGCAATGGAATTTGCTCAATTTTGGATGCTAAGAAGAACGGGGTGTTTAACATCTGCTCAGGTAATGAGTATGCTCTAGTTGACATACTCACTTTCCTACAAGAGGAACTAAAGTTTAATGGGATTATTCACGATTCCTCGCTTGATCGTGAAAGCGAATATCACTATACCTGTGGATTCAATGAAAAACTAAAGATGGAAACCGATTGGAAACCTACCATAGATATCAAATGCGGACTCCTAGATACAATAGCCTACGAACGCAAACTTATGAGAATGAAACATAATGGATAACATCAAGGATATAGTAACAGTTACAGCGGAGGGAATCTACTGGCCCGCAAGAGGAGAGGGTACATACAATCACCTCAAGAATGAAGCGGAACAGAATGGTGGGCATCTTTCCGTACTATCAAAATACTTGAAAACCACAAATGTAATGGTTCAAGCAGGGGGCAACTGTGGTATGTTGCTGATTCCTTTTATGGATAAGTTCAAGAGGATTTACACCTTTGAACCGGATCCTGTGAATTTCTACTGCCTAAATCTCAATCTCTCAAGAACAAATGTTTACAAGTTTCAAGGTTGCCTCGGAGAAGATCATGGTCTTGTTGATCTCTGTGAACCATTTGCAGACGAAATTGGAGCGTTCCATGTTTCAAACGGAAGAGGCTCTATTCCAAAGTTCAAGTTGGATGATTTGAAACTAGATGAGTGCAATCTACTCATGCTTGACATTGAGGGGTACGAATACCATGCATTGAGAGGCGGGCTTGAGACTATATCCAAGCACAAGCCAGTTATCTGTGTAGAGTGCAATTCGCAATGGTTGGCAAGATTTGGTTCTTCTGTTCAGCACATAGAGTGTATGTTGAGCCGAATGGGATACAGATTTGCAGAAACCTATGGAGTCACTTCTCAAGATAGAATCTATATTCCAGTTTAAATTATGTTGACAGAATGCAGAACTTGATGTAATATTCTTCACCAATGAGCAAATCGAAGGATCATAATGTGATAAATGTGCGTGTTAACTCAGCAGAAAAGCAGCAAATGCTTGAAGCAATAATTGCTGAAATTGTGTCCTCCAAGAAGAAGACTTGGGTGGCTGGAGAAGATTGGGTGCAGTATTCAGGTTCGTTCTTGGACGAAAAGGAATACATTGCTATCATACGGACGCTTCTAGATGGTTGGTTTGCGCTAGGAGAGAATGGCATTCGCTTTGAATACAAGTTCCCCGAACGACTTGGCAAGGGGCATGGTTGCTTGTCTAATAGTGGTTCAAGTGCCAACCTATTGATGGTAACGGGACTTACTTCGCGGAAGTTATACAACCTTCCCAAAGGCTCAAAGATCATCACTCCTGTGGCAGGATTCCCCACTACGGTGAATCCCATCATTCAGAATGGGTTTGAGCCTGTATTTATTGACATTGAGATGGATACGCTGAATCTCAACATTCAGCAATTAGAGGAAGCAGCAAAGCAAGGCGCATCCGCTTTGATCTTCGCCCATGTTCTGGGAAATCCACCGAACATGGATGCAGTCATGGATATAGTGAAGCGGTACAATCTCATTCTGTTGGAAGATTGCTGTGATGCCCTTGGCAGTACCTACAAAGGAAAACCACTTGGATCTTTTGGTGAGATGGCAACCTGTTCTTTTTATCCAGCGCACCACATCACTATGGGCGAGGGTGGCTTTGTAGCAACCAGTACCAAGGAGCAGGAAATGATAATCAAGAGCCTACGCGAATGGGGGCGCGGGTGCTATTGCAGCGGCAAGGCTGCTTCTTGTCTGCGGAATGGAATGTGCAAGAAGCGATTCAGTAATTGGCTTCCTGCTCTTCCTGATGAGGTTTTTGACCACAAGTATGTCTACGAGGAGATAGGGTACAATCTTAAGCCATTAGATTTGCAGGCTTCTATGGGTTTGGTTCAGTTGGAGAAGTTGGATCAAATCATTGAGAAGCGCAAGTACAACTACAAGAGACTCACTTCCATCTTTGAGAAGTATGAGGATCTGTTCATTCTTCCAAAGGCAACAGACGGAGCCGATCCTGCATGGTTTGCTTTCCCCATCACGGTAAAGGACAACGCAGGATTTAAGAGGACAGAATTGACAATGTTCATGGAAGACCATAAGATTCAGACCAGGAACTACTTTGGCGGAAACATCTTGTTGCAGCCTGCGTATGCTCACCTCGCAGTTGGTAACGCCGTAACGAGATACCCATACGCAACAAAGGCAACTACGAATACCTTCTTTTTGGGAACGAGTCCAGTCATAACAGACGAGCAGTTGGACTACATTGAAATTATACTGAATCGCTTCATAGCAAAGCAAGGATGAGAACATGAAAGTCGTCTACATTACAGGCTGTTTGGGATTCATTGGCTCGTATGTCACTCGTTTGTGTTTGGAGAAGGGTTGGTATGTCAAGGGCGTTGACAGCATGACTTACGCTGCCAACGATGAATTACTTGATGAGTTCAAGAAGCATAAAAACTTCTCTTTCGTTCATTGCGATATCAATGATCTTCATTTCCTGTATGATTGTGACTACATTATAAATACCGCAGCCGAAACCCATGTTGGTAACTCCATCGCCAATAGCGATGAGTTTGTTTGCACTAATGTCAATGGTGTACACAATCTGTTGGAGTTGATCAAGAATTACCGACAGGAGAACAGCAAAGTTCCGACATTATTGCACTTCAGCACGGATGAAGTCTATGGTGACATCGTTGATGGAGCGCATACGGAAAGCGATTTGCTTAAGCCATCTAATCCCTATGCGGCAACAAAAGCGGCGGCTGATATGTTGGTGTTGGCTTGGCATAGAACTTACAAAATTCCCTACATCATTGTTCGGCCAACCAACAATTACGGCATTGGGCAATATGTCGAAAAGTTGATCCCAAAGGTATGCAAGTTCCTTCACTTGGGAAGAAAGATTCCGTTGCACAACAACGGCACTCCTGTCCGAAATTGGCTACACGCAGAGGATACCGCAACCGCAGTTGTCAAGATCATAGAGAGTGGTGTGCAGAATGAGATCTATAACATCTGCGGTGGCTTTGAGCAAACTAACCTAGAGACTGTAAAGAAAATACTTTCCATCAGCGGTTTGGATTCGACAAGTTTGGATAAGTATGTGGATTTCTCTTGCAATAGACCAGGACAAGATATAAGATACGCCCTTGACGATACCAAGATAAGGTCTCTTGGTTGGAAACCCGTGAAGCAGTTTGATGAGGAACTGATCAAGATTGTGGAATACTACAAGGATAGGTTCATATGGTAAAGGTTGCGGACTACATCGCGCAGTTTCTTGAGACAAGAGGCATTCGCCATGTCTTTATGGTTACTGGTGGTGGAGCAATGTTCTTGAACGATGGTATGGCAAAGAGCAAAGCCATTAAGGGCGTGTTCAATCATCATGAACAGGCTTGTGCTATGGCTGCGGTTGGCTATTCAAAGTTCAACAACGAGATTGCTGTGGTGATGCCAACCACAGGGTGCGGTGGCACTAATACCATAACTGGATTGCTAGACGCTTGGCAAGATAGCAATAAGGTGATATTCATCTCGGGCAATGTAAACAGAAGAGAGACAACTCATGGGCTAAACATCCCATTGAGAAAGTTTGGTGTTCAGGAAGCAAACATCGTTGATATCGTCAAACCAATTACCAAATATGCGGTAATGGTCACGGATCCAAATACAATAGCCTACCACCTTGAAAAGGCGTTTCATCTTTGTGAAAC